GGAACGCTGATATTTGACCAGCGTGAGAAGTTGGCAGAGGTAGCGTTAAAAGAGGGATGTGATGCGTTGTTCTTTGTGGACAGCGATATGCGGTTTCCTCCTGACATTATTACTATTCTGCTAAGTCGTGAAGTGCCTATCGTTGGCGTTAATGCGACTACGAGAAGGAAGCCTGTAACACCTACGGCTAAGATGATGACGAAGTATATGGACGGTGAGACGTTAGTCCATAAATGGGAGAACATCGATAGTCGGGGTAAAGAAGGTATTGAGGAAGTTACAGCGATTGGCTTTGGTGCTGTACTGATCCGCAAAGAGGTATTTGAAAAGACTGGCAGACCGTGGTTTGATGCTGGATGGGGTAAGAATGGAGTCTGTGGCGAGGATGTTTATTTCTGCGTCAAGGCTGGTGGTGAAGGATTCCCGACCTACGTTGACCATGAGTTGTCTATGCACATTCGACACATAGGAACCTATGAGTACGGATGGAAAGATTTTGAGCAATTAGAGGAATGATATGCCTTTTGCTAACTATTCTGAATTAAGGACTACGGTAGCAAGCTATTTAGCTCGTAGTGATCTAACTACCGTCATTCCTGACTTCATCCGGTTAGCGGAAGAACGACTGAGGCGAGACATTCGGACTCGTCAGATGCTAGTAGTTGCCACAGCGACAACGACTGGCGGTGACTCTACGGTTGGATTACCGACTGATTTCCTAGAGATGCGCGACATACACCTGAACACTACTCCTGTGTTTACGTTGCGCTACAAGGCTCCTAACAGCTTCTACGAGACTGCCAGAACGACTGAGAGTGGCAGACCTGTGGACTACACGATTCTCGGCTCTGAGATTCAATTAGCCCCTATTCCAGATACCGCCTATACGTTGCAAATGTTGTATTACTCTAAGCCTACGCTCTTGAGTGACTCAAACGCTAGCAATACGTTCTTGGCTAACTATCCTGATGCGTTGCTATATGCGTCGTTAGGGGAAGCAGAGCCGTATCTAATGAATGATGCTCGTTTGCAAACATGGTCTGCTTTGTATGATCGTGCGATAGCGGCTATCAATACGTCTGACCAGTCGAGTGAGTACAGCGGTCAACCTATGTCAATGTCTTATAACGTGAGGTAAATCATGGCAGAAATGTCGAACTTTTTAGAAACGGCTCTGATTAACGCTACCTTGCGTAATACGAGCTATACGAGTCCTACGACGGTTTATTTGGCTCTATATACGGATGATCCTACTGATGCAGATACTGGAACTGAGATTTCAGGTGGTTCGTATGCTCGTCAGTCGATTACCTTTGGTGCGCCAAGTAACGGAACGTCAACGAACTCTGCTGCGATTGAGTTCCCGGCTGCAACAGCTAACTGGGGAGTTGTTACCCATGTAGGTATTCGGGATGCACTAACGTCTGGCAATCTGCTGTATCACACGGCTTTGGATGCGTCTAAGACGATCAATAATGGCGATATTTTTAAGATTCTGACTTCTAATCTGAGTGTTACCCTAGCGTGAGGTGAATTATGTCTACTATTGTTACTCGCGCAGGTAAAGGTTCTGCTCTTAGCTTTGCTGAGGTTGATGGGAACTTTACCAATCTCAATACCGATAAGGTTGAGGGTCAGTCCGCTAGTGTTGATAGCGAAATAGCACTATTTTCTGGTACTGGTGGCAAGACGATTAAACGTGCCACTACGACAGGTGTTCTAAAGGCTTCGTCAGGCGTTATTGCTGCGGCTACAGCGGGTACGGATTACTTAGAGCCACCGTCAGGTACAGCGATTCTTAAGGCTAACTCTGGTGGTGCGTTGGCTAATGCGAGTGCTGGTACAGACTATGTAGCTCCGGGTACTGCTACGACGTTTACAGCGGATCAGACGTTTAACTCGACTCGGTTGAAACTAGCTGGCTCTACGTCAGGTTCAGCTACATTAAACGCTCCTGCTGTTGCTGGAACAAGTACTTATACCTTGCCACCTGATGCTTCGACACTCGGCTATCGGAATGTTCCGCAGTCAGGATCGGATAAGACGGGCTCCTACACACTAGCCTTGACTGACATCGGTGAGTTTGTTGGTGTTGGTACTAGCGGATCGATCACGATTCCTGATGCAACATTTGCTGCTGGCGATATTGTTTCGGTCTTCAACAATACCAGCGGAAACATCACGATTACCTGCTCGATTACGACGGCTTACATTGCTGGAACGAATACAGATAAGGCAACAATGACCTTAGCGACTAGAGGTGTGGCTACAGTTTTGTTCATTAGCGGTACGGTCTGTGTTGTAACTGGCAACGTAACTTAAGGGGCTGACATGAGTGGGATTATGTCAATGCTGCTAGGTGCTGTTGCTGCAAATGCTCCTACAACAGTTGAGTATTTGGTTATCGCTGGTGGTGCATCTGGTGGTGCAAACCAAAGTGGTTACTGGAATGTTGGCGGTGGCGGTGGTGCTGGTGGATATCGTACTGCAACGGGGCTTTCTGTTACAGCGGGAACGTCATATACAGTAACTGTTGGTGCTGGTGGTGCGGCAGTTACTAGCACGAAAGGTACTAACGGAAGCAATTCTGTATTCTCCACTATCACATCAACTGGTGGTGGCGGTGGCGGGGGTGGTGGAGCCGGAGGTGCATTCGCTGGTCAATCGGGCGGTTCTGGTGGCGGTGGTGCTGGTGGAACACAAACTACTGGTGGAACTGGTACATCTGGACAAGGAAGCAACGGTGGTGCTGGATATGCTGCTAGTGGAGAATTTGCTGCTGGTGGCGGTGGTGGTGCTAGTGCTGCTGGTGGAGCTTCTACAGACGTTTCTGGTGGTATAGCTGGTGCTGGTGGGAATGGAACTGCATCATCTATTTCTGGTTCTTCAGTAACTTACGCTGGTGGTGGTGGTGGCGGCTCTCCTACAACTGCCGGAGCAGGTGGTACTGGTGGCGGCGGTGCTGGCGGTGCTGGAACCGCAAACGGAACGGCTGGTACAGCCAACAGAGGCGGTGGTGGTGGTGGTTCTCGTCGCGGAACAAGTGGTGCAGGTGGTTCAGGTATCGTAATTATTAGTTATCCATCAACCAATTCAGACCTAGCATCGATTGACGCTGGCTTGACATATACAAAGACAACCAGCGGCGGCAATACTATTTATACCTTTACTGCCGGAACCGGCACGATTTCATGGTGATTGATATGGCTCACTACGCATTTCTAGATGAGAACAATGTGGTTACTGAAGTCATCGTCGGAAAAGACGAAGGCGAGGATGGCATTGATTGGGAACAGCACTATGGTGAATTTCGCAATCAAGTGTGCAAACGCACTAGCTACAACACGATTGGCGGTGTCCATAGTAATGGTGGTATGCCATTTCGGATGAATTACGCTGGCATTGGCTATACCTATAATTCAATTCGAGATGCGTTTATTCCTCCGCAACCATATCCAAGCTGGTTGTTAGATGACTCAACCTGTCAATGGAAGCCTCCTATACCAATGCCTTCAGAAAGTCAGCCATATATATGGGATGAAACTACAACATCGTGGTTAGCAAATGGCTAACTATGTAGATTTCGGTTACTGGACACAAGGATATTGCGAGGGCGATTTAAGTCAGCCTGATCGTTATGTCGTTGTTGGCTATTGGACTGATGGTTACGCAGAGTATGAAGATACTGGTGCTGCGGCAGCAGTTAATTGTGCTGCAACTGTTTCAGCATTAGCAAGCCAAGTTAAGACTGCTATTGCGAGTATTACAGGCAATGCTCAACTAGAAGTTACCGTAGTAGAGTTTGTTTTTGGTGCAGCTAGTGTTACTGGAACTGCAACATTTACAGCGATTTCTAGTGTTGATAACATTAAATATGATAGTGGATCAATCCTTGCCACAGCCTCTGTATCGGCTAATGCAATTCTGATTCAGGGTGGTAGTGCATCGATAGAGTGTTTTGCTAATGTATCTGCTAATGCTAACTTTATTGTCAATGTATCAGCGACTGTTAATGGAACAGCAACTATAATTGCATTGGGTAGCATTATTGGTGAGGAATGGGTTGATGTTGATCCTTCTACGGATACATGGACACCAGTTTCAGCAGGTTCTAATGCTTGGCAGACGGTTCAATCTTCGTCTGATGCTTGGTTGAGGCAATAAATGGCTACGACAAAAATAGCGTTTGGTGAGTGGTTGCCAGATCAGCCCGGAGTAACTGGTGCTGTAACGGATGCAAAGAACTGTTATCCGGTTGCTAACGGATATGCGCCATTTCCTAGTGAAGCAGATTACTCTGACGCTGCTGCTCAAGCGTTATTGATTACGTTTGCTGGCAAGATTGGTAGTGCTACAACGCTATTTGCTGCTGGTGCGACTCAAATTTACAAGTTTGACAGTTCTGATGCCAGCTTAGATGCGGCTACGACTACTGGATACGCTACGGTTGAATCTTGGGATGTTACTCAGTACGGCTCTAAAATGATTTTGGCTAATGGTCAAGACAAATTACAGGCTTTTGATCTAGGTTCATCAACTTATTTTGCTGATTTGGATGCTGCTGCGCCTACGGCTAGGTTTGTTACTGTAGTGAAAGACTTTGTTGTAGCTGCTAACGTAGGTGGTGAAGAAAACAAGGTCTACTGGTCGGATATTAACGACGAAACTGACTGGACTCCTTCGGCTGCGAGTCAATCTGATACTCAAATTATCCCTGATGGTGGAGATATTACTGGTTTAGCAGGGGGTGAATACGGTCTAATCTTCCTAGATAGAGCAATTTACCGGATGACCTACGCTGGTAGCCCGTTTTTCTTCCAGTTTGACGCTATTTCACGGTCTCTAGGCTGTATTTCTAACGGCTCTATTGCTCAGTACGGTGGATTAACCTATTTCCTAGCGGATGATGGTTTTTACGTTTGTGATGGGCAGTCTGTTAAGCAGATCGGCGCAGAAAGGGTTAATCGCTGGTTTTTCCAAAATGCTATACCGGACGAAATCAAAAATCGCATGAGTTCTACGGTTGATCCTGTTCGCAAATTAGTAATTTGGCGGTTTTCAGGTACGTTTAATAACAAATATTTTCTGATTTATTCAGTTGATTTAGACCGCTGGTCTTATGCTACGACTACAGCAGATTCTATTTCATTTGTGCTAACTCCTTCAGCAACATTGGAGCAGGTAGATAACTACAACAGTAACCTTGATTTACTAGAGATTCCTCTAGATTCTCCTGTATTTGCAGGTGGTCGATTGTTATTTGCTGGCGTTTCAGGAAGCAAGATTATCTCGTTCTCAGGTCAGCCTAAGACAGCGAATATCACGACTGGAGACATAGCGATAGGTCGTTCTACGGTGACTCTGGTTAAGCCGATTGTGGACAACGGTAGTGCGTCTGTGGCTGTTTCCAGCAGGGATTTACTTAACGAGGTGGTGGAGTTCTATCAGGAGACTGCTGCTGATGCGGAGAACCGTATTTCGTTACGATCTAACGGTGAATACCACAGGCTCAGATTGACTCCGACAGGGGTTAACTGGAAAACCGCTGTAGGGATGGAAGTAGACGTATTTAAGCAGGGTAATCGATGA